GGTCTCGTGCTCCAGGATTCGCTCGAGACCAAGACGGTCAAGTTCAAGGTTCCAGAGGGTACAGATATTTTCAAGACAATTGATGAGGAACTCCTCGCTCAGGCCAAGGCGTCCAAGGTGGAGTGGTTCGGTAAGGAGCTCTCGGACGAGACGATCCTGAACGCCTTTCAGGAGAGCGTCACGGATGGGATTCTCGATGCCTCCCTGGCCACCGTCAAGGGTCAGGTGACGACGACCGCTTTTGATACACAAAAGAACCCGGTCGAACTCCAGGCCGTCAAGACCGAGTCCAAGTGCGACTTGGTTCTGGAATTGGCCGGTCTGTGGTTCCTGAAAAAGTCGTTTGGACCCATTTGGCGCGTGCTCCAGGTGCGTGTCCGGGGTGTCGCAGCCGCTCCGACCCCCAAGGAGTACATGTTCACGGACGAGCCCGTGGACGATGAGGACCCAGCGGATTTTCTGGATTGACCCCGAGTTGCGGTAGCAACTCTGTTTGGCGCCAGCCCGTCCAAAGTTCCAGGGAGGGGTGAGAGCAGGACGGGTGGTATCCGTCCGCGGGGAAAAAATATCCCAACTTAGTATAAATGAATCGCAAGGGTCTGGCGATCGTTGTCCTCGTCGTCATTATTTTGTTCCTCCTGTTCAGCGGCCGGAAGAGTGGGTTCGGGATGTCTAACCAGGGTCAGATGGCCGTGTCTGGTATGAATGTCGGTGTTGGTCCAGCTATGGGCACCACAGGTGGCGTCAATCAGGGCGCCATGATGATGCCCGCCCCCGTGAGCATGGGTGACAACATCGGTCAGACCGTGTCGTCCGCCAGCCTGATCCCCCGCGACGTTGTGGCCACCGAGGATTTCGGTCAGTTCAGCCCAGACAAGATCCTAGGCAACCAGAACTACCTGGATCCACGCAGCCAGATTGGTTACCCCGAGACGCTGGGAGGTGTTCTGCGTAACGCCAACCGCGACTTCCGCAGCGAGCCCCTGAATCCCCGTACCCCAGTGAGCATCTTCAACCTCAGCACGATCCCACCTGACGTGATGCGGCCCAAGTTTGAGATAGATTACGAGTACAGCTAAGCCAGTCGCGCAGCGACTGTCCGCCCCACCTCGAGTCCAAGTCCTGCGGACTTGTCCGTTCCCCGCGCCTTCGAATAGTTAAAAAAATGGTCCGTTCTATCAGAAAATGGATTTTAAAACCGCTATGACTGAGTGGGTCGCCCTCAAGGCCCAGTTGGCCGCAGCTCGCAAAGATCTCCAGACGCTCAACACGCGCGAGAAGGATCTTCGCAAGTTTGTGACGCTTCACATGCAGCAGAATGAGATTGACGCCGTCAAGGTTCAGGACAAGGTCAAGGTCAATTTGAAAACGAAAACAACCAAAGGCTCAATAACCAAAGAGGTTATTCTCAAGGGTCTTCGTACGTTCTTTGGCGGGAACGAGGCTCAGGTCGAAGGGGCCTGGAACGCTATCCAGGACTCGGCACCCACCAAGGAGACGGCTTCCGTGTCCGTAACAGGCCTTAAGGACGTGACACCCTAAATATTCAAGTAAAAAATGGGCGTCAACGACGAATATTCGCGTGATGCGTACCTTGGCGAACACTACGCATACAATTCGGACGAGGATCCCGACGAGTTTGATTCTCAGCTCGACCCTGAGGATTGGCAAGCCGTGTATTCCGAAGACCTTTTGGACGCGTGGATGATAATCTACGACGAGCTTCAGAGGAACTATCTGACGCACGTTGTCAAGTACTCTCAGTTTGTTGATTTTGTGATGACACCTTGGAAGTGGCGACCCGTCACCGACCCCAAGCCGACGCACAAGCGTTTATGGACCGAAATGTCAAGCATCGAGACAATCGACGATCGGGTCTGGGAAGACCAGTTTCACGGGTGGGCTCAGCACTATTTGCGGGCTCTTTGAACCGACCACGCAGTGGTCGTGACCCGTACCCTTCGCGGGCGCTGACATAATATGTCAGTTTATTACAAATGATCGACATAACAGGACCAAAAGTCCTCGTGCCGACCATACTCTTTGCTCTCTTGAGTCCAGGACTTTTGCTTAGCCTTCCACCAAGTTCTGGACTTTTGATACAGGTGATGTTCCACGCTTTGGTCGTAGCTCTCTTGTCATGGCTCATCATCCATTTTGTTTTCAAATTCACAATGACTCCGGCCGACCTCATAGTACCGGCCCTTCTCTTCGTCCTCTTGACACCGGGCGTTCTCTTGACTTTACCTCCCAACGGTGGACCCATCTTCTTCTCGGGTCAGACAGGTATAGTCCCCGTATTGGTCCATACACTGGTGTTTTCCATCGTGTGGGCAAGTCTACGTGGTTTCTTTCCCCAGTTTTATTAGAGTATGAAAAACCTCATCATAGGTCCAGGCGCCATGGGTTTCTTTATGTACCTTGGTGTCGTATCAAAACTCAAGAGGGAAGGTCAACTCGATGATCTCGAGGCTTTATCGGGTGCATCGGCAGGGGCCCTCATAGGCTTTCTATTTTGCTTGACAAAAGGAGACCCAACAAAGGTCCTTGACTTTGCTTTGAGTGTTCCCGTCAAGCAAATTATGAAACCCAACATAAAGTGTCTCCTCAAGGACTACGGACTCATTCCTCATACAAAAATACGTAAAGTCCTTGTTGGGGCATGTGAGTTTTTTATTGGCAAGGAAGACGTGACTTTTCAAGAACTCTACGACTTGTACCCCGTGAAACTCCACGTATCGGCCTATTGCGTAGACTTTATGAAGACTGTGTACTTTTCGGTCGATACGACCCCTTCTATGAGCGTTCTGGACGCCGTGTGTGCCTCGGTCGCCATACCTTTCCTCTTTTCGAGTGTAAAATTGAAGGATGGGTGGAACTATATCGATGGCGGGGCGGCCGAGTCCACCCCTGGTGGTCCTTTTCTTGGTCAAGAAGCCTTTGCGTTAAAACTCGCATGGAACAGACTCGAAAAGGTCAAGGACCTCAAGACGTACGCCATAGGTATTCTCTATTCTACAATGAAATTGAGACACGCGTATGATTTTCCATCTTTGGACCTTGAACTTCACGGGGAGGATATGTTCGATTTCGGTGCGTCGAACGACGCGAAGCTTAAGATGTTTTTGAAGGGTTACGAGCAGGGCGCCCGTTAGGGCGGCCTGTGAGGCCGGAGGCCTCCCGGGGGCGGTCTAGAACCTGCGAGGGCCTGCGGGGCGGTCTAGGACCTGCGGGGGCCGCCCTAGCGGCCCGAGGCCGGAGGCCTCCCTAGAACTTTTTTCCCACCTAAAAATAACAAAAAGATGCGTACCATTATTCGATCAGGATACGTTCAGCACCGTAAGTCTAAGCGTATCACGGTCCACCGCAAGGATGGCAAGACCTATACGTACACCCGTAAGGCGGGTACGACCCGCGTGCGTGCCGTGCCTACCAAGGATGTTGGTGCGATCGGTAAGGGCCCCAAGGTTATCGGCAAACTCAAGGCGGGTATGTTGACTCGGTACCACTACCACCCCGTGGAGGCACCCAAGGATCGTCGCCGTGCGCTCGTCAAGGCGGTGACCAAGGGCCACGAAGACCCTCACGCCGTCATCCGCCGTCTCATCGCCATCAGCACGCTGACGAAGCGGACTCTGCCCCGTGCGTCTCGCATTTACAAGGAGGATGCTCGGTGGGTCCACAGCAAGTACTCCAAGATGTTCGGCCGTACTCGGCGTTAAATTCTTGAACTAAATTAGTATGAGTCAGACCAAACTCCAACGTTTTCAAAACTATGCCATGCGACCAAACACTAATATCAAATGGTCGATAGCACATGGTAAGTATACGGACCCTTCACATCTTCGACACTTTCCAGTCCCCGAAGGCGTGTATGTTTCGCTCGTAGCTGTACCCGGGTTTCCCCTCTCTAAAAACATCATCTATCACCCCACGTTTCATGCGCTTCACCGAAACATCCGTCTTACACGAGAGTTTATTAAGCACAGAATTCCTAGACAGCATTTACCTTCGGCCCTTCGTTATTTTTACTCGCAAAATCCACGCGTTTACCTTCCAGGAGACCCCATCGTAGATTTAGAACTCGAGTACACAGACCCTGACCCGTACACAAACATCTTCCTCGGTGTCAAGAGCCTCAAGCACCACTCAAAGTCTTTTACAAACTCGAAAGTTCACTTGTCGAACATATTGAATCGCCCGGGTGTCTACTTTATCATCGCGTGTCGCGGCACGACGAATAACAACACACGAAGGACTATGCAACGTCACGAAGAGAGCCTCGCGCAGTCTCTCAGTAAACGTCCAAAGAACACCGTGTCACTGCGTCGAAACGCCAACGAGCCTCCAGCGAAGAGGCGATACTAATTTCTTAGTTTATAATAAATGAATTCCGGTAACCGCCGCCCGGGTGGGAACGGTTCACCGAGCCGCTTACCCACAAATTCTAGAAATGTAGCATTACTAACTAAAAACCTTAATCAGGGGAATAACCGAACCGCCGTCTCACTTCTGAAACGTATGGAACCTTCGGCAGTAGGGAAGTTATCGGGAAAGTCTGCAATTCGCGCTCTGCGCGCCGTGGGCGTAAAACCTTCAAGAGTTCCTATAGCCTTGACTATTTTGACTCTCGTCGCGCACATGGCAGCTGGCCAGGTTGTTCCGATGCAAATTGCAGACGCCGTGGCAACTGACATGGTACTTTCAAAAACTGCCGATGTGGCTCAAGAACACCAATTTGGAAACTCACAAACAACTTCCAACATACGGCAAACGAGTGTTGTGGCACTGGAATCTTCTCAGCCGTCTGAAGCCCAAGCTATAACGTTCTGGAATGTTGCCCCAACTCCTTCCGGTCAAACTAACTTTAGTAAAGCAGTGGTGGCTGCATCTATAGCATCATTTCAAAAACTTGAAGATGGTTGTAAAAAAGCCGATGCCGAGTGGGCCGCCGCTGCCAACGCTCGAGCCGAGCTACGCGCCTCTTCTTTGGCTGTGTTCAAGCCTCCACCCCAAGGTCGTTTTGAGTCCACAAGTGCATATAACAAACGTGTAAATTCTGCACGGAAAATTCACAATAACGCGGTCAAGAATGCAGCGCAAAGACTAAAAAACGCCAAGTCAGCCTATATTCAAGAATGTAAAGAAGAATTGGCTACGTTGGAGAAGTCTATAGCTATCGCACCAAGAGCTTTTGCTGAAGGAAGTCAGGCGCTTCAGGTTGCAGTAGGAACTGTAAACGCAAGAATTGAGGCGGAGAGAACGAAGACGGCAGCTGAGGCGAATGCCGAGAGACGGCGTATTGAGGCCGAGGCTGCAACGAAAGAGGCCGAGGAACGCGCTGTGAAGGCGGAGGCAAACGCGGCAGCTGCTGAAAAAGAAGCCAAGGCCGCTAAAAACGAGGCCAAAGCTGCTACCAATTTAGCTAGAAAAATGACAACAATGTCAGCTGCAGAGAAACAAAAGGCGGCAAACAATGCGAAAGCAGCTGAGAGAAAGGCTCAAGCGAACGCGAGAGTCTCCAACGCCGCCTCTGCCGCTGCAAAAAAGGCGAGAGAGCGGGCAGCACGAGCAGGACTGAACGAGGCTCAACAAAAAGCGAAGGCTAATAGGGCAGCTGAAAACGCAGCGGCGGCGGCTAGACGGTGGAACCAACTCGCCGGTCTTCCTGGCCGCGCTGGAACTGCGTTTGTTCAAGCTGCAACAAACGTCATTTATATTGTTGCCACTGCATTTTTTTTAATGGCATACACATCCATGAAAACAATTAGTATAACGAAAACCATAGCTAATTGGGCAGCGTCCGCAAGTGCGTATACACTCCTTATGATGGTGGCAGCTATCGTTGGATACGTGTATGGTGGTAAGCGTTTGGCAATTGTTGGAGCACTGACTCCGTTGGCTATTGGTGCAGGCCGTCTCCTTTTGAAAGGAAGGAGAGCTTCGAATCAGACGAGCCCGCGTTCTGCAAATCAAGCACCCCCGCGAATTACCAACCAGGCGAATCAAGCAGCTCGTGCACAAACCAATCGGCTCGCGCGTCAAGCGGCAGCTCGTGCACAAACCAACCGTCTCGCGCGTCAAGCGGCAGCTAACGCCGCAAGGAAACAGCAGCAAGCACCAGTTCCTGCAGTTTTTCAGCCATGGCAACAAGCTCCCGCGCGTGTAAATAACAACAATGCTGCATATAAAGCAGCGTATAATGCAGCCCAGAGGCAGCGTCAAACCTTGCGTGCCAACGTGGCTGCACGCAAACGCCAAGCACGCCTGCGCCGTTTTGTTTAGACCCACACAATAGCATCCCCGATACCAGACACTGGACCTCCCAAAGGCCACAGAGGTTCAATAGACCATGGACCCGTATGACTCAACACATCAAGGAGGATATGTAAGGCGTATATTTTCCGAGCCCTTGAATTTTGGATCAAAATTAAGAACAAAAGGGAGTGAGGAACCTTGTACAAGACTGAGTAAGCCCACCAGTCTTGTATGAGAGACCATGGAACCGGCCATGGAACTAAGAGGAGCATGGGGATGTCTGGAGCCACGGACCAAAAGGCGTCCCACCAGGAAACAGCCCCAAACACGAGTTGGGTACAAAAGATATGTTGAGGCCAGAGCATTTCCTTACTAAGTGCGTAGCACTTATTTCCCATTGAATCTTCCTCGCCCCCTTAAAAGAGACGCACAAATATCTTTTAATGGACCAGCTTCGAACAATCGCCGAAGACATATGGTCCTCTTTAGGTCCCGGGTACTCCGAGTCCGTGTACCATTGTGCGTTCGAGGTGGCCCTGCGCGACCGTCAGATACCTTACGAGACTGAGCGTATCGTACCCGTATATTACCAAGGTCAGAACGTCGGACACGTCAGAGCCGACCTCATCATAGACCGCAAAGCTGTTGTGGAACTCAAGTCGGTAAGTAAGATTAACGAGACGTACCGAATTCAGACCCGAAACTACCTGACCCTCTTGGGTCTTTCTCAGGGGTACTTGATCAATTTTCCAGATAAATTGGGACCCTTTGAGTTTGAGCGGATCGAAAAGGAGGCGTACCCTCCTCCAGATGTGGAGATGTTTTAGGAGGAGCTCCGCTCCGACTCGGACCCACCGGGTCCTCATACCGTGGAAATGAATTCCCAGCGTAACTCATCACAAATTTTCTTCCAAATTTGGTCTTGGACGTACAACTTCTCACGGCTTTTTAAAAGGGGAAAACACGGGAGGTACTGGTCTTCCCCGAGCAATTCACTCATTTTGTAAAGTACGAAAGAGTACGACAAGAAATTCTTACGATTTGCAGGCTTGTGCTTCTCGAACGGTGCTTGTATGGCATGAAACATGAGTCTTAATTTGTCTTCAAGCGCTTGAGACATCGTTGGAGGAGTGATGCCGCTGACTATAGTTGCTATATATGGTAC